CGAGTGCTTTGTATCGCGCTGAATCGGATGCACCGGGGATGTTCGTCCAGTGGTCCGGAAACCCCTGGAGCCGTTCGCATTCCAGCGGGGTAAGGCGGCGCACGGTCATGTTGCTACGCACCACGTTATTGCTGTTAAGGTTTTGCCCTTGCTCTTTGGCTTGAAGTGTTCCGTTAACGTCTGGGTTTTCGGTTCCGTTTCGGCAATCCACGGCGGCAATCATTACCGCCATTTGGTCGTGCATACAATTCAGTGCGCCTGCTTTATCATCAACGCTCTGGTTTGCCTGGCCGTTACCGATGCAGAGCGCCGTATAATCCGTTACACGGTTCTGGTGGTCGCCTGTCAGCGTTGGGGACGTTGCACCGTCACCGTTGCCACGTGCATCGAATACGGCGGGGCGGCCAATAGTGTTTAGCGTGTAGGAAACATCCTCCGTCCATCCCTTGCCGTTACACCCTGCTGTGTCTGCTCGGTCTATTCCGTTGCCTTGGAGGCAGTATGTAGGTACAATCGGTACATTGTTTCCTCCCGTTCCCATCTTAGACAAAAGTGCAGGCGACACCCCAACACTTTCATCCGCCACCTTTCGCCTGCCTCCTATATCCCAGATTGGAGTATCAGTGCTTCTTTCAACATCTCTGGCAACTCCTTGCCCCTCCGTTCCGCTCTCCGCAATATCCCCTGACATGCCGTTGCGCTCAAAAAGTATTTCGGGTGCGGTGTTTCCTCCAAAATCTGCGACAAGCGAGATTCTACGGCGACGCTGGGGCACTCCCCAAAACTGAGCGTCGTGTACTCTCCAAGCGATAGACCATCCGTTTCCCATGATGCATCCAGCTGTTGACCACTTTTGCGTAGGTCGAGGAACATCGGCGTTACTGTCCGCGACCCGGCAGATTTCTTCAAGGACGGCACGGAAGTCCTCGCCTTTGTTGGAGCTGAACGCTCCGGGGACGTTTTCCCAGACCATGTATCGAGGTCGAATAAGCTGATTTGCACCGCAAAATCCGTGTTGTGTGATTCGCTCCGCAATGTCGGCTGTACCTCCTCCGCCACTATCGGCGCTGATTGCATCTGTATTCCGTATGTCACCACATACCCCTCCCTTTCCGCTCGTATTGTCGGCGCCACTTCTACCCCGTATTTTGGCGTCGGGCAACCGCTCAATCCGTAGCTTATCCGCATTTCGCATCTCCTTAACAATTCTAATTTGTTCCATGAACAGGCCGCTTCTTGCTCCTGCCAGTCCGGCACGTTTGCCAGCAACAGATAAGTCCTGGCAAGGTGAGCCGCCCGTTATAACGTCCACTGGCTCAATCTCTGCGCCGTTGATTTTGGTTATATCTCCAAGCTGTTTCATATGCTTACCTCCAGCACAATCAAAATCGCCATAATCGCAAAGCACGCAAGGGTTATGTATGCGTATCGTGGGGTCATGGTGTGGCCTCCTTGCTAAAGATCGCAACCATAGACGGAAATGGTGCACTATTCTTTGACCCACCAAATTTGAGCCGCCCACGAATAAAACGGATCTCTGCTTTGCCGTATATGTACTCGTGAAACCATCGTGTGTCTGTCCGGGCCGGGAGAAGGCAAACTACCAGCGGAACGCCTCGCTTTACTTCATCGCTTGCTTTCTTGACCCATTTCCCGATCTCTTTACCGTATGGCGGATTCATCCAGCATCTTCCCGCCCATGCCATAGACAGCCCGTCAACCTCTGGCGTAAAGAAATACCCGCACTTAGCATTTTCAGGAGTGGCACATACATCAGTAGTGAAATGAAACTCTGCATCCAGCGTGTTAAAGAAGTCTTGTGGAGTTTCCCATAGGTCGGTCGCGCTTGAAAACATTACAGCGGTATTCATGTCGGGGCCTCCTTATCAAATAGACTTGTCTGTGCTATGTGCGCTTGATAGCGTTTTTCTTGTGCGTCAAAATAGTCCTTGTCAATCTCATATCCCGTGAAGTCAAAGCCGAGATTGTACGCCGCTATGCGTGACGAGCCGGAGCCGAGGTGGGTGTCAAGTATCTTGTCTCCGGGTTTGGCGTAGTGGGTTAGGAGCCATTCATATAGGGCTACGGGCTTTTGAGTAGGGTGGATACGGTCCTCTTCCGCGCTCATTCCTATCCATTCTTTTGATGTATCGTCAAAACTCGCCCACGCATATTCGCACATTGAAAACGAAACCCCCTCGCTTATTTGTGGTTTTCTCCACACAATGAAGCATTTTGTAGGCGGCATTTGAAAGTAATTTGCTCCCCACACAATTTGGTTCTGGCTTACACGAAAAAGCTCGTTGAAGTAATCTTCAGACGGCGGCTTGTTATCCCACCGCACCTTTTTATAGTCGCTATGCTTGTCTCCTTTTCTGCGCCCCATGTTGTTGTTAATCCCTATCCCATACGGCGGGTCGCAAATGCAAAGGTCGAAGAATTTATCTGGTGTTGCTTTGAGCGCAATCATGCAGTCAACATTAAAGGCATGATTTCCCATATTGTCTTGGTCTACAACGCAATGCGTTCCATTTATATCTTTGAAAGTATAATCCATAGTACCTCCTTAATTGATTTTGCTAATGACAATCGCCAGTTCAAACGCCTTATCGGGCATCTGCTTCATTGCCTCCATGCAATCAAGGTTGTATGCTATGTTCAGCTCACTGCCTCCTTTGCTACTCTCGCCTCGAGAACAATATCCGTTCTGAACATCGCCCGAAGCTCCTCCCCCTTGTAGATGTACAGATAGTCGCCATCGAGGAACATCTTGTCTCCTACAACGTTGTACTGCCCGCCATCTACGCGAACCCAATAGATTGTCATGCGTCGCCTCCTTGTCTGATATCTGCCTGCAAAATGTTCCCCGTTGCCATGAACCAGTTAAATTCAATGTCCCGCAACGCCCCGTGTCGGTTTTTCGCCACGTTCATGCACAGCCGTGTAGCCGAATACCCCTCGTCCGCGGGTCTGCCGTCCGGCATCCACAGCATCAACACGCCGTCCGCGTCTTGCTCAATCGCGCCGCTGTCTCGCAGTTCCGAAAGGCTCGGCTTCTTGTCTGCCGCTTCCCTGTTCAACTGGCATAGACACAGCACAGGGACTTTCAGCTCTTTCGCCATGATTTTTAGATTGTTGGATGTGGCCGTCACCTTTTCGTAGATGCTTTTGCCCTGCCCGTGCTGTATCAGCCCCAGATAGTCGATGATTATCAACTCTGCTTTGCTCTGCCGCGCAAGTCGCTCTATCAGCGCTACGGACATACGGCTTATGCGGTTAAACTGTATCGGGCGGTCATATAGCGTCTGGCTCGCGGAGGCTATCTTCTTCCATGCGTCTGCATCCGCGTGCTCAAGCTGATTAAGCGTCAGGCCCCCTGTTACGCATAGCCGACGCTCCGTCAGCTCCGTTTCCGTCATTTCAAGGCTTATGTACAGCACCCGTATTCCCTGCTTCGCCGCGTTGTCCATGATTTGCAGGGACATTTGCGTTTTACCCCCGCCCGGCCTCGCCGCGAGATAATACAAGCCTCCGTTGCGCAAACCGCCATTCAATGCACGGTCAAGGTCACAATATCCGGTGGGTATAGCCTGTCTTGCGCCGCTTGCTAAATCATTCAGATGTTTGTATGTCTCGTTCAAGGCCTCGTTGTTGCTTATGAGCGCGTTTCCGGCATTGCTCCGTATGGTTTCAAGGGCTTGTACCAAACGCGCTTGTACGTCGCCTACGGGCGTTCCATACGCAAGGGAATTTTCAGCTTCTTCCAGCGTGGCGCGTAGCCGTCGCCCCTCTGCCTCTGTAACAAGACGCTCGGCATACGCGGGGACATTTGACACGGTCGGAACGGCGGCCATGCACTCGCTGAGGAAAGCCGTGTCTACATCCACGCCCTGCGCTTTGGCTTCTGTCTGGATTGCCACGGGGTCAACAGGCTCTTTGCGGTTTATAATGGTTTGCGCAGCTTTGAACACGGCGCGGCACTTGTCACTTATGAAGTCGGCCTCATCCACCACGCCGGCAATCATAGACATGGTGGATTCAGCGTCGATGCAGAGTGCGCCGGTTATGTAGGTTTCGTTGTTAATCGTCATTTTCCCAATGCCCCTTTGTGAAATCGTCGGGGTCATCCTGCACCCAGCGCGGTTTCGGCTTTGGCTTTGGGGCGGCGGAGCCACCGCCGTGCCTGCGCTCCCATGTGCGCACAGCCGCTTTCCAGTCCTTCATGTGGTTTTTGCCAATCATCCATCCTTTACTATCGTAAAAGTCTATAAAGGACTGTGGGTCTATGCCGTTTTTGCGCTCCTTGCAATAAGCCGAAACTTCTTCAACAGAGGGAGCAACGAAGTTGCGACGGGGCTTTGCCCCCACTGTATCTTTAGTATTAACTAATATATCTGTGTTTATATCTGTGTTTATATCTGGTATTGGTGTCACCTCACGGGGAAATGGATTTCCCCCACGAGTGGAAATGGATTTCCCCTTAGCGGTCAAGGCATACCACAGCGTCCTGTCATAGGCGGCGGCGTTATAGTTGCCCGTTTTGATATACCCAAGGCTTTTCAAATCGGAAATTGCCTTTTCAATCTGCCGCTTAGACATGAACGGGAACATCTCGGTATATGCCTTCATGCTGTTGTACGTCCAGTAGTCGCCATCGTGGAAGTTTGCCTTGTTTGCCTCGTTTTTCTCTACCCACCACGCGATGTTATAGAACAGCACGGCGGCATTAACTCCAACGTCCTTGGCAACGTCAGAATCAAATGAAAATATCTGCAATGCAGCGGCACCCCCATTCGCGTTCAGCCATCTTCCTCCACCTCATCGTAATTATCTTCTGCGTAATGCACGTCAGGGGAAACGCGAGGCCACGGCGGGATTT